CAGCAGAACCGCCAGAACCTTTGACACCAAAAACGGAGTCAGAACTAGGAGCAGACATATCAGCCCTATGAGCAGAAACCTGTTGGAAGCCTGCATTGTAATTTACAGTCTGATAACCCATACTTGCAAGCATAGATTTCCAATCATTTTCAGGAAAATCAGCAGCAGGTGTCTTAGAACCTTGAGCAAGAGCAAGACCGGTTACGGGCAAAAGACGTTGCGGAACAACAGCAGAACCAACCTCAACAGCGTCACCCTTTTGAGGAGACGGCAAACACGTTGTAAAATAATCATGGAACTTTGCAACATTAGGACATTTGCCGAGATAGTTATTAGGAGCCCATGCATCATTATTGAGCTGCTCAGAATCCGTCGCATCACCTTTTTGAATTTGCATAGGTTGAACATTATTCTCATCACGGAACCACTCATCATAAATAAGAGCAAAAGCACGATAAGGCAATACAGAAATATCGCGAATATTCGCGCCAAGGTCTTGACCTACCGGCAAGTTAATATACGCACAAACGTTATCATGAAGCGCAACATTGCCAACATCAGCACCATTCTGAAAAGTAGGAACAGTCGGAGGAGTAGTATTCGCCCATTTGCCCGACTTATTCTCGCCAAAAACTTGCGCCCACTTGTCATAAACAAGACGTGAAGGCACAAAAAAGAAATACTGGTCAAGAAATAGATTATCCATAACCGGACGCAAGTACGAAGTAGCAAGTCGAGACATAATGGTCGATTTTATTTTGAACGTATCGCCGGGATAAACCTCTTGACAAAAAAACGGATAAAGCTTTCCGACGTTGCCGGAAGTTTTAATCGATTGAGAGAGGTCAAATCGAGAACGGCTCGCTCTAATCATCGGAACAGAGCCAAAAACAAAATTAGATTTTTTAGACATTATTCTTCACCACCTTTAAGAAGCTCGGAAGCCTTATAATAGTCGCAAATAAACTCGACTTGACACGGCACCACAACGCCGTTGTCGCCGTCAAATTCGCCGACCTTGTAAAGCTCCGTATCGTAAATCGCCAAACGTCCACCGGCATCATGAATAAGACCAGCAAATTGACGTACAGCAACATCGTTATTTACTGCCGTAAACGGTGCGCCATAACAATGCGCTTTTCTATCGAAATATGAATAAAGACCTACTATCATAGTCTATAACCTCCTCTCATTACGTTTGCAGTAAGATTTTTTTTGTGCGTCTTTGACGCAGTGTGGCGAAAATTACGCTTATTCGCTCTCTTTTTCAGTCTGTACGCTCGTTTCATTTTTCAGTCCTCCTTTTTGAATAATAGAATCAACTAATTTACGTTGATTTTGATACAATTCCTCAACAGCCGCATAAACATCAGACGTAGCAAGAGAAGTTGGAAGCTTATACTTAACTCTCAAATCCTCCGCAGTTTCAACGTAATTATCATACGCTTTAAGCATACTTTCCAAATCACCAGACATCTCGTCGGGACTTGCTACAATATCGTTATGTTCAACTTTAACCGGATTAAGAAACTTTTCAAGCATATCTTCAAGTCTAGTAGTCAGATATGATTGAATCTTTTCATCGACGTTAATTTTTTTGCCGGTTTTTTCAATCTCATTTGTATCTGCTACATATTGATACTCATCAATATATGGCGTAAACTCTTGCGCGGTTTGCTCTTTCTCCGCAACTGTTTGCTCCGAACGATAGTTCGGCATACGAAAAGCCATAATAACCTCCTTGACGGCTTTGACTGACTTTTTGACACTTTTAGTATCAAAAAGAATCACGAAAAACGTGATAATGCAAGCAACGGCACATACTACCATCGTCGCAAATGCGATTGGGTTTGCTACAATGAATTCTTTCAAAAATATCACCTCCAAAAACATTATACACACAAGATATTGAAAAAATCAATACTTGTGGATAATTTTATACATTTTGGGGACAAAATGTGGATAACTTTGCATAAATGTGGATAAAATGTGGATAACTTTATGCAATATTTTTGCATAGATGGCTATATAATGCATAAATATGCAAGATATAGCCAATTTAATCAAGTTTATACAATAATCACTGTATATGCAAAAAGTTATCAACAGTCCTTATTATTATTATTATTAAAAAATATCTAAAAAAAAGATATTTATACGCGCACGCGAGGGCGCGTAAGCTCATTTATAACTTTATCCGCACGTCTTATTGCCTCTATACAACCCTCTTTTGAACGTGGCAAAAGTTTATCCGAATAAACTTTATCGAGCATTATTCCATTACGTTCAATAACTTGAGTATAAAAATTAGGTATCGGATAAGGAAAACCATCGACGTAAAACTTGTCATCATTATTACGTCGCATATACCAATCACATAGGTCATCTTCACGCATACCGATATAAGGCTTATGAGACATCAACAAAAAAGGCTTTTGAAAACCATCCGGAAGGCTCGCTCCGCGCGCCTTTTGCATATACTTTGCAACATAGCGCAAAGTAGCAAACTCTACTTTCGTTTCAACCGAATGGAAACCACACGTCCATAGACGCGCTACAAGCGCGCTAGAAGCGTATTTTGAAGCGGTAGGGTTAAATAACCCAAACGGGTCGATAACGTCCGTAAAAACAAGCACGTGATAATGAGGACGAGCGGTTGTACCGCCATACTCACCACAAAGAAAATAGCGACAATCAACCTCTTTTTTCAAAGCAAGGATAAAATCTTGTATATCTTTCTTGCGAAGTTGTCCATCCGAGGGCACGTGAACATCGTCATAGGTCAACGTAAGGAAAAAAGTGTAAAGATGATACATTTTTTCGTGATAAAGCCGTAAAGCCCACTCGTTCGAGTAAGATTTCTGACACTCAACGCATTTGCCGCAACGCGTGACAAGAACACGCGTCACACCATCACGACATTTAATCTCTCTTTCTTTCGGATAAATACACATTATTTTTTCCTCCTATTGATATACCATAAATATATCATACCGAAAATATTATAAACCAATAAAATAGATGATAAAACAATCATAGAAATAGTAGATTTACACATTTTTTTACTCCCTAAAAAAACGTACGCATATATATCAAGTTATATATGCGTACGTGCGCGCATAAGCGCGCGAGTCGCCGTTAATAACGGCGGCTCGAATAATACTCGCGCCACTTATTATCACGCGCCATATGCTCCATATCACGCTCAACGGCTATCTCATAAGCACTATTCGAACGTTCCAAGGTCTGAGCCATACGAGCCTCATTAACCATAGACGTAGTAGCAACGCGAAACGCTCCACCAAGCAAAGATGACATCAAAGTAATCAAACCTTGACCACTTTTCCCTGCGTGCGCCGATGAGGCACTAGCGGACGCGCTAGATGGCGTAGAGGCTCCGCCTTGCGAAATAGCAAGAGCCGGATTAAGTCCAGCGGCTTTCATATCCGCCATAGCGCGTTGATAAGCAGAAGAACTCATACGCTCAGAAAAATCACGAGCTTTCTGAGCCTCGAACGCGCTAAAAGAATTAGAAATATCTTGCAACTCTCTTTCACGCGCATAATCGGTATCACCAGTAAAAATGTTACGAATACCGGAGAAAATACCACCGTCAGTGGTCGGGGGTTGTGCCCCCGACCAATTACCAGTCGCGTGAAATGGGTCAATTAAATCTTGCCATTCCATAAAATACCTCCATTAGTGATGGTCTATAAGACTCGGCACCGAATAAACAGGAAGCTCACGAATTGCATCATTCTGAACATAAATATCAAAGACAAACTGGTCAGAGTCGGTTTGTACCGTGTCATCAATCGCGAGAGTACGTGCAAAATTGCTGTCAGTTTCATTAATGAAACCTTCTGAAAGAGTAGGAGCATTCGCATAATCATCACCGAAGTGATAAATGTCGAACGTATTTGTACTCTTAGAGGCAAGTTGACCGCTAACACGGCTAGGACGATAACGCAAATCTGCCCAAGCCTCTTGATAACCGAAAACATCATCAGCGCCAGCGCTCGCAAAAAGCTCTTTTTTATAAACTGGTTGTTCACCGATATTTGCGAAAACAGGGTCATAGAAGTCAAGACGTTGTTTACGGAACGCATAACGTTCGACACCTTGTTGATAGGTATGATGATATCTGAGACACATACAACCAATAATAAAACCGTGCTCCGTAAAGCCTTTTGAAAAACCAGCTTTACCGAATGAGAGCGAGTAAGCACCAAGAGATGCAAGCGGACTAGCCTCAGTATTCTGCGAAGTCTGAGCAACTTGTTGAACATTAAGCGGAGAACGCTTTCCGCCAAGAAATTCGGGAACTTGAACACGACTATCCGCAACACTTACGCCAAAATGCGAGAGAATGTACTCGCGGTATCTCGTACCGCCTCTCGCGTCTTTTTCGAGCATTTTTTGAGTTTGGAACGCAAGACGCAAATCATTAACAGTAGTTGCAGCGAGAGCAACACCGGGGTCGTATGCAAATAGGTTAGATATACCAACACCGTTACCATTAACAGGAGAGGAAGTTGCATAAATTCCAACTGCACCACCAGCAGAACCGCCAGAACCTTTGACACCAAAAACGGAGTCAGAACTAGGAGCAGA